TAACACAAGAGGCAACAGAATATGGCTAAGTCAATCGACACATTGGTGGAAGACATTTATAGTCTCTTCACTAATGACGAGGAAATAAAAATAGATAAGAAGCACCTCGACGCTTTTGCTGAAGCAGTAGCCAGTTCTGTTGCCTCCGCTATCTCTGAAGTACGTAAACCAAGGGAACCTTCTTTGCGTCTATCTCTTATAGGTCATAAGGATAGAAAGATTTGGTATGAGATGAATGGGGCAGAGAAGCAGCAACTCTCTGCTCCAACTCTCATTAAGTTTCTTTATGGTGATATTCTTGAACAGCTACTGATCTTGTTCACTAAGGTAGCTGGACATGACATTATAGAGGAACAAGCTGAACTAACTTCTAATGGTGTGCGTGGACACAAAGATGCTACGATTGATGGTGTGCTGGTAGATTTTAAATCAGCTTCCCCCTACAGCTTTAAGAAGTTTAAAGAAGGAACTATTCTTAACGACGATCCTTTCGGATACATCGCACAAATATCTGCTTACTCTGATGCAGACAACAATCCAAACGTAGGCTTCGTCGCTATCGACAAGTCATCAGGTGAGATATGCTATTGTCCTATTGACGATATGGACCTGATCAATTCAGGAAATAGAATAGATGAAATTAGAAGCTTCTTGGAAAAGGATACGCCGCCTGATAAATGTTATGACTCGATACCTGACGGCTCTTCCGGTAATCACAAGCTACATATTGGCTGTGCCTTTTGTGATTATAAGTTTACTTGTTGGGCTGATGCTAATGATGGCGTTGGTATTCGTACTTTTAAATATAGCAATGGGCCAAAGCATCTTGTCAAAGTGGCGAAAGTTCCTAACGTACCTGAAATAACTAATGACAAATAGGTACAGGTCAGGTTCAGAAAAGAAGACAGGTGAGTTACTGGACAGTCTAAGAGTTGCTTACTCTTTTGAACCTCACTATATTAATTATACTTGGTTAGAATATAAAAAATATCTTCCAGATTTTATTCTACCAAACGGTATCATACTGGAAGTAAAAGGAAGGTTTAAACTAGAAGACAGAAAGAAACACCTCTTCATAAGAGAAGCTTATCCCGAACTGGATATTCGGTTTGTCTTCGACAATCCCAATAACAAATTAAATAAAGGAGGTAAGTCAACCTATGCAGATTGGTGTATCAAGAATAACTTCCTCTTCTGTAAAAACTCTGATCATCAGATTATAGAAGAGTGGACAAATGAAGGACGAAAATCAAGTAGACGGGGAGAAGTTTCTTCTAAACGTAGAGTATCTTCTGGGACAAAACCAAGAAACAAGTCCAGAAAAAGTTCTGTTTCTAAGCGTAATTCTACAGGCACTTCTAGACGCAACAAAGCCGGAAACACTAAGCGAACCTGAAGAAGAGAAGCTGGCAAGACGTTCAGCACAAGCATGGTTCTTCGCTTCAGTAGGCGTAACATCTCAAGACTTTGTAGACGTATGTGATCTTGCAGGTATTTCGCCTGTGGATATGCGAAGCTTTGCATTTAAGGTCTTGCGTAGCAAGGAAGTTAAGTATATAAGGAAGAGGATCAACACGGTGTTAAGCTATGACTAATAAACCTAACAGATGGATGGACAACTTCAATATGGACAAGCAGGTTCTTGAATATATGAAAGAAATACCTACACTCAAAGACTATAAGTTCGATGAAGATAAGTATCTTATTGAAGTTCAAAAATATATTCTAAATACCTACAATCAGCACTATGCACAGAGTAAGTATCAGGCTACCGATACGATTGTGGATGCCGGGTATGCAGAAGGTTTTTGCATGGGTAACATCCAAAAGTACTGGAAGCGTTACGGTAAAAAGGAAGGAAAGAACCGTAAGGACTTGCTGAAGATCATACACTATGCTATCATTATGCTTCATGTCCACGACAACGAAACACCGGGAGAATAGAATATGCAAGCACCTAACTACAACATTAACATCGACCCAGAAAGAGACAGTTTATTTGATAAGTTAGGTATTGCAAGGCTAAAGGAAAGCTACATGATGGACCACGAACTTTCTCCACAGGAGAGGTTCGCATATGTATCTAAGTGCTTTTCTTCTGATCAGGAACATGCACAGAGGCTGTATGACTATTCGTCTAAGCACTGGCTTTCTTATTCTACTCCTATCCTGTCCTATGGCAGGTCGTCACGTGGCTTGCCTATCTCTTGCTACCTAAACTATATCCATGATAGTGCAGAAGGTCTTGTTGATAATCTGTCAGAGACTAACTGGCTGTCCATGCTTGGCGGTGGTGTAGGTATTGGCTTTGGCATACGGTCATCAGATGATAAGTCTACTGGTGTTATGCCTCACCTCAAGATGTACGATGCTTCTTCTCTGGCTTATCGTCAGGGCAAGACACGCCGTGGTTCTTATGCTGCGTATCTCGACATTGACCATCCTGATGTTGTTCTATTCCTTGAGATGCGTAAGCCTACTGGCGACCAGAACTTCCGTTGCCTTAACATGCACCACGGTATCAACATTAGTGATAAGTTTATGCAGGTCTTGGAAAACTGCATGGTCGATCCTAATGCTGACGATACATGGGAACTACGTGACCCGCACACTAAGAAGGTGTGTGATGTTGTGTCTGCCAAAGAGATGTGGCAGCGTATCCTAGAGATGCGTATGCAAACTGGTGAACCTTATCTTCACTTCATTGATCGTTCTAATGAACAGCTACCATCATGGCTAAAACAACAAGGGTTGAAAGTACATCAATCAAATCTATGTTCTGAAATTATTCTTCCTACATCAGCAGAACGTACAGCAGTTTGCTGTCTGTCTTCTGTTAATCTAGAGTATTTCGATGAGTGGTCTAAAGACAAACAGTTTCTTCCAGATGTTTTGGAAATGCTGGATAATGTTCTACAGCTATTTATTAATAATGCTCCTGACTCCATCAGCCGCGCTAAGTTCTCAGCAGAACGTGAACGATCAGTTGGTGTTGGTGCATTGGGATTCCATGCGATGCTACAAAAGCAGGGAATACCCTATGAATCTCCAATGGCTAAATCTCTCAATATGCGCGTATTCAAACACATACGAACAGAACTTGACAAAGCCAATAGAGCATTGGGAGAAGCTAGAGGCGAAGCACCAGACGCCAAAGGAACCGGACTACGTTGTAGTCACGTCATGGCAATTGCACCCAATGCTTCAAGTTCAATTATTATGGGAAATACCTCCCCTTCGATTGAGCCTTGGCGAGCAAACGCATACCGCCAAGATACAATTAGTGGTGCATTTCTAAACAAGAATAAGTTTTTAGATAAGCTTATCTTTCTAAAATGTTGTGACGATGATAAGTTAAACTACGAAAAGATTTGGTCTTCTATCATTGCTAATGATGGATCAGTCCAGCATCTTAAATGTCTTGACGACTATGAGAAAGAACTGTATAAAACATCTATGGAGATTGATCAGCGATGGGTCATCGAACATGCAGCCGATAGGCAGCAGTACATCGACCAAGCACAGTCACTGAATGTTTTCTTCCGTCCTGATGCTGATATTAGTTACCTTCATGCTATCCACTTTCTAGCTTGGAAGAAGGGACTAAAGACCATGTACTATTGTAGGTCAGAGAAGATCGGTAAGGCTGATCGTGTCTCTCGTAAGATTGAGAGGCAGATCATTCAAGAGATTGATATGGAGGCACTAGCCTCTGGTGAAGAATGTCTAGCTTGTGAAGGTTAATAATGAAAACAATTACACTAAGAGTTGAAGATTGTGACCAAGTTATCATTGACGAACTAAAAGATGCTTATCATATGAATAATCGGTTTGATAAGGTTGATTGTTCAAATGACGTTCTTGAGCCAGACTACGAGTTACTCAAGGCAATTCTAACTGTTCTTGCATACTACATGCCACAGCAGGATTATGAAGAGTGGGTGGAAATGAATCCAATGGTGAAGAATGTCTAGCTTGTGAGGGTTAATTATGCCAGATATACAAGACTACTATGAAGAAGTTTTACTCCTTCGCAAGAAGGTTGAGAAGTACGAGACTATGTTCAAACACGCAATGGCAGAAAGGTCTGGCGTTTTCTTTATCTGTGGTGAAGAAGGTGAGAGGGACAGCATGGGGTTGCCAGAGAAGATTATGATTTGCCCCGCATATGGTTTGGGTGGCTTTGCATCGTATAAGAAAGACAGAGACTATGATTCTCCGGGATGGTGAAAAAAATGACTGATAAACTTAAGCTTCAAGATCAACGGAATTACTTCAAGCCTTTCCAC